GACCACGACCGCCACCTGTGGCTGCATCGTCGTGGTCACCACCGCCGGCCAGCTCACCGGAACTCCCGGCGGTCCAGCGGCCACGTCACCCCGGCCAGGTCGGGGTGATCCCTCAGCCGCAGCGGGGGCAGGGGGGACCGCCGGGCCAAGTCGCGGTCGGTGACCGGCACGACGCGGGCGTCGGGGAGCAGCCACTGCATCTCCTCCCGGTTGGTGTGAACGATCGGCCGCCCGTCGAGGGTGAGCAGGTCCCGGCAGTGCGCGCCGAACAGCGCGAACAACGCCATCAGGTCACCTCCACCCAGTCCAGCCGTAGGTCCGCGGTGTAGTGCGCCCAGCCGCGCTGGTCGCCGGGGACGCGCCGGGCCTCGGTGAGCAGCCAGGCGGACAGCACCTGCGCGTCGGAGTAGGCGCCCGGCAGGGTGGTCAGCGCCCGGGTGGCGCCGGCATGGTCGAGGCAGCCGGCGCGTACGACTCCGTACAGCCGGGCCGCCACGCCCCACGGCGGGCGCGCGGAGTCCACGGCCGCGGCCCACAGGTCCAGGCCGACGACGGGGCTGTTGACCGGGAGATAGGGGCTGGGGCTGCCGCCGACGGCGGAGACCTGCACGAAGCCGGTCGACGCCCAGCCGGACACGTCGGCCGGGACCGTGGTCGCAACGGCGCCGTTCAGCCCGGCCAGGCCCTTCAGCCAGGCCACGGCCACCACCTCGGCGCTCGGGTGTTCGCCCATCACAGATGCCGTCTCTGGTAGAGGGCCATCCGCATGAACGGCTGCGCCTCGGTCCCGGGATGGTGCACAAGGTCACCGAAGACGTCGCCGGTCACCGGGTTGCGCATCGGCCAGGGGCCGCGGCTGCGGATGATGTGCGGCCTGGTCGGGTACTCGACGAAGTGCCAGTGGTCGGTGCCGACGACGACGTGTCCGACGAACCGGCGCGGACGGCGGGTGTGCAGGCTGCGGTACAGCGAGCCCGGGGAGCGCAGGTGGGTGCCGGGATCGATCGGGCAGTACCGGCGGGCGTCGGTGTAGACCTCCTCGGTGACCTGGCCGACGAGACGGTCTATCCGATACGCGACCTCGCTGCGCCCCACCGCGGTGATGCGCACCCTGGCCATCGGGTCACCGTCCTTGCCCCGCCCCTCGTCGGGGCCGGCTCGTCGCTCCTGGAGTGCGGCAGTCGTCCTGCCGGTCGTCACACCAGCTGCAGGTCAAGCATCGTGTCGAAGACCGTCAGTGCCGACTTCGGCGCCGCGACCCCGGCTACGACGTAGATCTGGTCGTCGGATTCGTCCTTGATCCGGTCCCCCACCGTGACCACCGTGGTCGACGGCACGTGCGCGGTCAGGTAGGTGACCTGCCGGACGGTCCCGGAGTCCGGCAGCCACACCGACCGGGTGCCGACCGACAGCGCGCACGGCACCCCCGTAGCCGAGGCGGTCACGGTGTCCGCGGCGTCGCCGTAGGTGTCCGTCGTCGTGGACGACAGCACTGAGACCGTGGTGGTGGGCTGGGCGTACACCGCTCACCGGCGCTTCCTGCGGACCCGGCGCCTGGCCGCGTTCCGCCTGCGGGTCGCCGCGGCCCGAGCGCGGACCTTCGGGTTGTGCGTCGTGATCCAGCCCGCCAGCCGCTTCGACCCGACCTTGCGGGCCAGCCGGTTGAACTTCCGCGAGGACATCAGCGCTGGCCCTTCTTCGGCCTGCACCGCTTCTTGCGCCTGGCCACGTCACACCCGCTTCCGTACGCCCTTGCGCCGGGGCAGGGACCGGTAGCCAGTGATCCGCCCCCGGCGGCGGATCACCTTGTGCGCTTCCTTGCGGGCGTACCTGCGCAGCCGCGGGTTGGCGAAGAAGTAGTGCCACTGCGCCTTGGACACGAAGCCCTTCGGCATCCCGTGGTGCCGTCGCCTGCGTGCGGCCATCGACTACCCCCCTCACAGCTCGCGCCAGTCCCCGGCCTCGTCGTAGGCCTCGTCGAGGAAGCGGTACCCGACCCCGGTCAGGGACTCCCACTGCCCGAGGCCGCGCGGGTACCGGATGTTCGGGGTGCGCTGGGTCCGGTCGGCCTTCCAGCTCAGGTTCCGTATCGCCCGGGCCGCCATCGGGGCCAGGACGACCTCCCAGCCGGCCCGGTAGGTGACCGACTGCCCGCCCGCCCCGCCGGTCGACATGGATCCGACCGACTGGCGGCCCGCCACCTGGACCTGTGAGTCACGCCAGGACACCTGGTAGCAGGTGGCCAGCTTGAGCCAGTACAGGTCGCGTTCCGACATACCCGCCGAGGCATCGGGGGAGCGGTTGGCGAAGGTGCACACATCCGCCTCGGCGAGCGCGAGGTCGGCCGATGTCACCGTCATGCCGGTGACATCCAAGACGTCGTCGGTGCTCGCCCAGGTGCCCATGTGTCACCCCCTGTGAACGCCGGCCGGGGCGGGAGGCAGGTTCCACCCCGGCCGGCGGCACCGGTCGGTCAGGACGTCTTCTCGAAGACGGCCACCCCGCGGGGATCGCCGACGACGAAGGCCCGGCGCATGGCCATCTTCATGATCGCCTCGTCGGTCAGGTACCCGACGCCGTTCATCGCCGACTGCAGGGCCCAACCGGGGTTCGGTGTGGCGATCTTCGGGCTCAGCCGCGCCATGCCCTTGATGAGCAGCTGGCGGTTGGCCACGAAGAGCAGCGGGTTGCCGGTCGGGGCGTAGGTCGCCGTGGCCGAGACCTTGGCACCCAGGCTCCAATAGATCGGGTACTCGAACAGCGTGCTCGGAGTACCGTCGCCGGCCCGGGCCTGAATGAAGATCGGGTCGGAGTTGTCGTCCTTCACGCCACGCAGGGACTGCTTGAACGCCGGGTGCGCGATGACGACGATCTCACCCTCGTCGAAGAAGTCGCTCACCTCGACCAGGCCCAGCACCGTCGACAGATTGTCGTAGCTGACCGCACCGGAGGTGTAGTTGTCGTCGGCGGTGTAGCTGACGTTGGCGTCGTTGGTCCGCAGCGCGCGGTAGGCCGAGGTGAACGGGATCGTCACCCCGGAGATCGCGGCGCTGACACCGAGGGTGGCGTTGTCGAAGAACTTGGCCATGTTGCGGGCCGCATCCTTGCGCTTGGTGGCCAGCACGTCGACCGGGCCCTCGTCGAGATCCTCCTCGGCGAACCGGGCCGCGCCACCGACCTTCTTGGCGACCAGCTCGACGTAGTCGTTCGTGCCGGACGTCTCGCCGTAGGTGCCACCCTTGGCGATGCCGGCAATGGCGAAGTCACCAGACCGGGGGACGTCCTTGGTCGTGGTGGCCATCGGCTCGGGGCGGCCGATGGCCTCGATGACCGACGTGGCGACCAGGCCCTGAATGGCGACGTCGCCCTTCTCCACGGCCAGCCAGCTGTCAACGGACTCGCGGGCCATCTCAACCCCTTTCATGACGGGAAGTCGGATTCGTTCTCCGACTCCCCCTCACGGCGGGGGCCGGGGCTGCCAAGCCCTCACGGCCGTACGCCCGGACATGCAGCCAGCACGGTTGCAACCAGGTCCGTCAGCAACCATCATCGTAATGCCGCAGTTGACACAACGACGGCAGCAACTCCTCGGTGATCGCACCCGCCGGGGTGCGGTGGTTCCCCCGTTCCACCCACCCCGGCGGCCCGCCGGTCCTCAGGTCTGTTGTTCCGACCGGGCCCTTCGCTCCTCCGCTAGACCCGGCGGCCCATCCTGCGCAGCATCGCCTTCGACGTCCTGGTCGTCGGGTCGTCGGTGTCGTCCCGCCCGGCGTCCCGCCCCCGGTCCGCCGTGGTCGTGCGAGCCCGGCGCCCTGACGGCTCATCACCGGAGCGGAACAGCATCGGGTACTCGTTCTTCAGGTCGTCGATCTCGTCGCCGAAGTCGAAGTCGCCGTCCTTGTCCGGCTCGGCCTCGGTCAGGTCGAGCAGCTTGGTCAGGTTCCTGGCCTGCTTCGCCGACCCGGAGAAACCGGCCGCGGTCAGCTGTGCCGCGGCTGCCGACCGTGCCGCGGACGTGCGCCAGCGCTCCCGCTCGGCGTCCTGCTCGTCACGGCGCCGGGCGTCGTCGTCCTTGCCGGCATCGCCACCGGACGCCTTC